AAAACACGTTTTTCAAAACCGTTCGAAACTGTACAAGTAAAAATCCCTTATGAATCCGGAATGGATCCGTATAGTGGATTGGTTGAGTTATTTGAAAAGTCCGGTCTTTTAGTTAAAGACGGAAACAAACTCAAATATACACAACCAGACGGGACTGAAATTAAGGAATTTAGAAAAAATTGGATTCCTGAAAAATTACAAATTATAATTGACGACTTTGAAGATTAGGAGAATGTAGTATGTTTAATGAGGAAAGGGTTCAATTATTCGTAGACATATATGAAATTGGTAAAGCATATATCAAAAATATAGAAGTGCCAACCTTTGTTGAGGAATTGGCACGAGCATTTGAGAATAGTGATATGGGTCTAGAAGATGATTATCATGAACTTAAGAATTTTGATGGCACACTTTATTCAATACTCCACACAATGTATGGAGAAGACGATACTGTCGAGGATGATGAAGACCCCCTACAAATCGGAAATGGTGATTACTAAAATATAACGATGCAAACTTGGTTTAAACGGGTTCAGGATAATCTGGCGGTTCTTCCTGAGTGTATCGATTACTTTGATGCTGAGTTACAGCAAGCAAGGTTTGATTGTACACTTAAAGGAAATGTTGAAAAATTGAGTAGAGAAATACCTCAAATTGTTGAACACAGATTTAATCAGTTGCAAGAAATAGAAGCCATCCTTGAAAATCTAAATATTCAGCTCAGAAAAACACGAAGTAAAAAATACAGGCAGTTTTTAGAACACTATCAACGAGCCCTTACTAGTCGGGATGCTGAAAAATATATAGATGGTGAAGAAGACGTTGTCACAATGCAATTACTAATTAACGAATTCGCATTGATTAGAAACAAATACCAAGGCGTCATAAAAGCCCTCGACGCAAAACAGTTCCAAATTAATAACGTGATAAAGCTCAGGGTAGCCGGCCTTGATGACGTTACTTTATAGCAAAAAAAGGCAAGAAAAATGCAAAAAAAGGCAAAAAAATGCCTTTTTCTGAAGAAAACCATTGACTCTTTGGTCCACCGATAGTATAATAGTTACATGATGAATAAGAAAGCAAACATTGTTAACAACGAAGCAGAGGTGCAAATGGAAGTTGTAATCAATTCAGGTGTTTATTATGGTAAGTCAGTAGCCGGTTTACACGGAACATTAGTAAAGGAATTTACTAGTTTTGGAAAGCCAAGAGGCAAGCATACCGGATACGTTACTGTAAGTGCTGGCGGTAAAGACATGAGAGTCAAAGTTACTGGAATCGGTGATTATTCAACCGTAAATACATACAACGATATGGAAACTCAAGTTATTGAACAAACTCCCGTAAAGGAGAAAGTTGAAACCGACGAACAGATCATTGAAAGGCTCCGTGAGCGTTTTGAGATCCTGGACGAAATGACCCAAGGCTCAATAGATGGTATAGTACGTGGTATGGTTGTAACAGGCCCTCCAGGAGTTGGCAAAAGTTACGGAGTTGAAAAAGTTATTGAAAAGAACAGTATGTTCGACAAACTTGCAGACAAGCCAGTTAGGTTTGGAACAGAAAAAGGTGCGGCAAGTGCAATTGGCTTGTACCAGTTACTTTACAGGTATGCAGATCCAGGAAGCGTTTTGGTACTTGATGACTGTGATAGCATCCTTTTTGATGAAGTAAGTTTGAACTTGCTGAAAGCCGCTCTTGATAGTGGTAAGAAAAGAATGATTAGTTGGAACACAGAGAGTTCAGCATTACGCAGAGAAGGTGTTCCAGAGAAGTTCGAATTTTGCGGAAGCATCATTTTCATTACCAACCTTAAATTTGACAAAACCCGTGGTAAAATTAAAGACCACTTAGAAGCAATTATGTCACGTTGTCATTACTTGGACCTCACAATGGATACTATGAGAGACAAGATGCTTCGTGTAAAGCAGATTGTACGTGATGGTATGCTTAGTGAGTATAAGTTGTCAGAAAAAGATGAGCTCAACATTGTCAATTTTATGGAAGACAATAAAAACAAGTTGCGTGAAGTTAGTTTGAGAATGGTAACCAAACTGGCTGACTTGTTTAAAATGAGTCCAGACCGTTGGAGAGCACTTGCTGAGAATACTTGCATAAGGCGGTAAGTGAAATAACAATTTAAGTGTCCGTGTTGCGGGTTTCTCGTAACACGGATCGTCATCTGTAGATATTATGGCTAAAATAGAAGACTATTACAAAACCTTGGGTGTTGATAAAAGGGCAACTGCTGAGACTATAAAGCAAAAATATCGCAAATTAGCAATGAAATATCATCCTGATCGAAATCAAGGTGATACAGCTGCCGAAACAAAATTCAAAGAAGCCTCCGAAGCATACGAAATCTTAAGTAACCCTGAAAAAAGACAACAGTATGATGCTGATGGTATGGAGATGCATGAACAAGGATTCAAAGCAGGTCAAGGATTTGGTTTTGCTAATTTTCAAGGTGGTGGTCAAAAATTTGAAGATATTTTTTCAACTTTTTTCGGACAACAAACAGGACAACACGCCCAACAACAAAACTTCGCTAATAGATCAGCAAAAGGCAGAGATTTAAACATAAGCCTAACAATATCATTTGCAGATGCGGTTAATGGTTGTACAAAAAATATAACAATATTGCGACCTGATATATGTGATGAATGTGATGGTGTCGGAGTTATGGAGGTGTTTAGACATAGGGCGCCAAACTGCGGAGCATGTCAAGGTACTGGACTATTAGGAGTCCGTTCAGGTATCTTAAATGTAAATGCTCAATGTAATCATTGTGGTGGTAGAGGTATATTAATTGATCCTGATACTCAATGTATGGTTTGCCGTGGTCATGGTAGAATAAAAAAAGAGAAAACATTAGCAGTTAATATTCCTCCAGGTGTTGATACAGGAAATAAAATAAAATTAGGTGAGCAGGGCGAAGCAGGACCTAATATGCACAATTCTACGTTTGGTGATTTATACGTTACTATAGCAGTCAATGCTGATGATCGTTTTAAACGAGACGGCATGCATCTTCATTGTTCACAAAAAGTTAAACTCACAGATCTTTTTATGGGTGGAAGTTATGATCTTGAAACTTTAACTGGTACAATAAATCTTAAAATTCCACCAAATACCCAACCCGGTACAACAATGCGAGTTGTAGGCAAAGGAATGCGAGCATTGGGTCAGCAAAATGTTGGTGATTTATTAGTTAAAGTAGAAGTAGACATACCGGACAAATTAAACAGAGAACAAAAGCGGTTAATTGAAAAGTTACGTAATCTTGGTATATAAATATTAGTATAAAGAGAATCTTAATGAGATACGTAAACATGCTATATGTAACATGTACCAACATGGAATGTGAGTGGGTACAAATGGGTTGGCCAGTTGATCATTGCATGAAACAAATCGAAGATTTTAACACTTATTATGAAACCCTCGACCCAGAATCACAAGCCCATTACGGAGGTCCAAGCAGTTTGGATAAGAATTATGGGTATTGCCATAACTGTAATAGTCCATCAAGACCAGGACAGTTCAGACTCGCCACCAGCGAAGAAGTGACAACCGGATTAATTCATACCGTGAAGTCAGTTATGTTATTAGATTTTGATGAACTTGCTAATGAAACGAATTAACATTTGTGTTGGTGATACTGAATTTGTTGGATTTGGTGATAAAATTAATACATTGTACAGATATGTAAGGTTTTGCCGAGCAATCAATGCACGGATGACACTTTACATTAAACTGGACCAACTTGGCAATCCTGGTGATGACGGATTTCATATACGAACCCTTACCGAATTATTACAATACCTAGACAACAAATATATTGATAAAATAATTTATTGTCATCCTAGAATTGATACCTTTTTTAAAAAAATTGTACATACGTTTTTTGAGTTTGATGTTACTAGAAATACATGTACTGAAGTAGGACCAGATCAAATAGCAACTAAAGTAATCCATCAAACTAATATTGGATCAACTTTTGGTACAGGTGATGGCAACTTTTATGATGTAATCAATGATTATAGAACAAAATATATTGATGAGTTTTTAGATAATGATACTTTGGTATTGTCAGGGATGCCATATGAATGGTTTAAGACATTGATTGATGGTATGCAATATCGACCACATATTCCGATAGCCAAACCATTACATAAGAATCGTTCAGTATGTTTTGTAGAAGGTTGCATGGATTATTATGAAACACTACATAACATCGACTTCTTTGACAAAATAAAGTATAATAGTTTAAACATAAAACCTTTTAATGTATTTTTTAATGAGTTAATACAATTAGGGTTGCAACAAGATGTACAAGCGTCTGTTACAAACAATTTTAACAAATGGGCTAGTGAGAAGCATTTAACATACAATTTTATTAAAACTGACCAACGAATTGGTGTATTTGAACAAATAGGGCAAGCAGAATTTGTAATTGGTAAAGAAGGATTGCCTAGTAATATTGCTGGTATGTTTGATGTGCCGTATATTGTAATTTTACCAGAAGCATTATTTAAAATTCAAATAGCAGACGATTTAATTGATGAACATTGTATACTTGAATGGCATTGGAATCATATGTCAAATTGGCCAAGTGTTTATTACATACGAGAAACTAGTTTAAGTATAGTACCAAATATTTTTAGTGTTATAATGGAAAATATAAACAAAGACAAGTATTTGCTAAGAGATAAATGTTTAGATTGGGATTTGAATCCATATAAATTTAATACCCCATTGCTAAATGACACATTCAAAACACAGGTTTATTGATGCAATGCACAATAGAAATTAAAGATGAAGTAAATGTTAAGATTCATAATTTGACTCTACCAACTAGGCGTAGACTTGAAAAAGAATTTAAGTATATGATGCCTCATGCATATCATGTACCAGCATTTAAACTTGGTAGATGGGATGGTTGTGTAAGTTTCTTTAGTGCTGGTGGTTTAACTAATGTTGGGTTATTAGACAAAATTGTTCCAGTATTAGTAAATGACGGCTATGAAATTGGCATTAATGATAAAAGAAATACACCTGTTGATTTTAACTTTCCAGCAGTTACTAAAGACAAATATAAACATATAACATGGCCAAAAGGACATGTTGCAGAAGGTGAAGACATTGTACTAAGGGATTATCAAGTTAGTATTGTTAACGAGTTCCTTACTAACCCACAATGTATACAAGAGATTGCGACAGGCGCAGGAAAGACGTTAATTACGGCTACTTTAAGTGAGATGATTGAGCCATATGGGCGTAGCCTTGTTATTGTTCCAAATAAAGATTTAGTCAGGCAAACAGAGGACGATTATAAAAACTTAGGATTAGATGTCGGTGTTTACTTCGGGGACAGGAAGGAAATAGGTAAGACCCATACGGTATGCACTTGGCAAAGTTTAAATGTTATTGATAAAACATGGAAGGATGGGACATCTGAAATGAGTTTATCCGAGTTTGCTGAAGATGTGATTTGTGTCATGGTAGATGAAGTACATATGGCAAAAGCAGACGTATTACGTAGGCTATTGACACAATCATTTAATCATATTCCAATACGTTGGGGACTCACTGGAACAGTACCCAAAGCAGATTGGGAGAAAGTTAGTTTAGAAGTAAGTTTAGGGCAAGTTACAAATAAATTAGGAGCCGCTGAACTACAAGAAAAAGGTGTATTAGCAAATTGTGAAGTTAATGTTATTCAACTTGCTGATATAGTAGAATTTCCAACATACCAACAGGAACTTACTTTTCTAACTACAGATACCAAACGTGTCGATTACATGGCACAATTTGTAGAAACAATTTCTAAATCTGGTAATACATTAGTATTAGTAGATAGAATTAAAGCAGGCAAAATGCTACAAGAAAGGTTAGGCGATGAGAGCACTTTTATTTCCGGATCAGTTAAAGTACAAGAGCGACGGGAGTCGTACTCTGAAATTCAAACCTCTGACAACAAAGTCATTATTGCTACTTATGGGGTTGCATCTGTTGGCATCAATATACCTAGGATATTTAATTTGGTCCTCATAGAGCCAGGTAAGAGCTTCGTTAGAGTCATCCAGAGTATTGGGCGTGGTATTAGACGAGCTGGAGATAAAAACTTTGTCCAAATTTGGGACTTAACATCAACAGCAAAATTCTCCAAACGGCATTTAACTGCTCGAAAAAAGTTTTATAAAGAGGCTCAATATCCATTTAACATTCAAAAAGCAACATATTAACATGTATATATTAACAGAGAATAACATACCATATAATATAGATTCGGTGCCAGATGAAGTAGAAGATCTCAAATATTGTGTATTAGATTATACTGCACCGGAAGTTTCTTATATACACATGCCACTTATATTTTTGGAATCGTTTAATGCACCTAGTGCAATTCTACAAGTTGATGATGTGCAAATCGAAATGCCATTAGATTGGAGTGTAATTTGTGGAGAGCCATCTGCTGGTGACCCAGAGATACTTCCATTAGCAACGATTAATCAGAGAGGTTTTAAGGCATTTGAAACAAATCCAAAAACAAGCATTATGCCAAGTTGGCCGTTTATTGATATTGTGAATGTATATACTGAAAAGAAGTGGTTTGTACCGAAATTAAAATATGGGCATTTACTATGTGTACCAATAGAGGATCAACCAAAACCCCGGTGTTTGTACTTCGTAAAAGAAGTAAGCAAATTACCCGAGGTTTTGGATTTAGATAAAATATGGATTTAGTCCATATTATGCATCATCTGTGAAATCGTCATCATCAGTGTTAGCAACATCATCGTCACCTGCTTCTTCCATGCGGACTATGCCGGCGGAAGCCGCTGAACCCATTTGCCATTGCAAAGATGTTCCGTCTAATGCGTTAGATCCTGTTGCACTTGGTGCAACTACAGTAACTTTGTGTGCTGAAATTTTCGAAACTGTATATGTTTCGGAGTCAGCACCTAATACCATAATTGACATTTCGCCTGCACTTAAAGCCGCTGGTAAAACACCAGTCTTTAGTGTACAAGTAAATTCATCATCGTTTGCACCTGTTTCAGCACATACAAACCTTTTAGAACCTTTTTGCTTAATGATTGTACCTTCTTTAACGGCTGTTCCGTTATGGAAGGAAACTTTGATTTCGTTTGCACCAGCCGTCGCACCTGCGGCCGCTGTTGTAAACATTTTTTTATTTAATGGTCTTCCCATTTGTTTTCTCCTAATTAGAAGTCCAATGTGGGTTCTAGCCACTACGGGGTTGGAGCCCCATAAGTCCTATAAAAATAGGCACTTGAACTATTCAAATATTTATGCTATAATACAATATGAGCAAGAAATCTGTACCAATTAAACAACTTTTATCAGCAATCGACCATCGTAAGAAGGATTTCTACGATAAAATTGACCATGACACGTATAAAATAGAACCATGGCTTGCAATGCGATGGGCGAGTAGTGTAAGCAATAAAGTTTTTAATATAGTTGCACACCATTTACTATTAACAAATGATTTTGTAAATGTACATTTTAATGTATTAAGTAAACATCCAAAATTGCAATGGTTATTATTAACTATTACTGGTGCAAAAACAGGCAGATATCATCAATGGATTCCACCTGGTAAACGTGGTAAGAAGGATAGATTAAAAGAGTTTGTGTTTACTAAGAATCCAACTTGGAATGAAGAAGAACTAGATTTATTTTTTACAGTTAATACAAAAAAAGAGCTAGAAGAATATGTTGGCAGTTTTGGATTAACACCTAAGCAAACTAAGGAGTTGTTTGGAAAATAAACCAAGGACATGTAAGTTTTGTGGTAAATCTTTTAAGCGAGAACGAACTCTCGCTAGTCATGTTTGTGAACCAAAACGTAGACATGCTGATAGTGTTGAGCGTTATTGGCAACTTGCATTTAGAACATATCAAAAATTTTACAAGTATAATTATCCAACACGCAACAAGGATCGTACAAAAGAACAATTTATAAAAAGTCAGTATTATAGTGGTTTTATAAAGTTTGGGCGATTTTTAAGTACTGGTTTAGTGCTTAACCATGAAAAATATGTTGAGTATGTAATACGTAATGCAGTTAAATTAGAACGATGGTCTAGTGATGCAATATATGATGAGTATTTAAAAGAGCATTTGTTTAAAGAAACTGTTGATAGAGCCGCCGAACGAATGATGTTGCATATAATGAATTGGGCAAGTGATCATGATCAACTAGCAGACAATTTTTTTAATGAACTAACATCAGCAAAAGCATTACTATTAATACGTAATGGAACAATTAGTCCATGGATAATATATGGCACACATCAAGGCGAAAAGATAATTGATAGTATGTCAGATGAACAGTTAGATATTGTTGTTAAATTTATTGACCCAAGGAAATGGAAGCCAAAGATAAAGATGAAACAAAGTGAAGCAAAGTGGTTAAAAGATATATTCAATAACCTAATTATACAAGACGAATTAAAAGCAGAAATTACTAGGAAATTTGATGAAAGTTACGGCTGACATTGACATAGATTGTGCTAACAGAACAGAAATACTAAAGTATTTTAAACATGTTTCTGCAAAGCAAAAGAATGGTAAACCACACAACTCTGGTGTTTACTTCCATGATGTGCCATATGATCCATTAACTGATTTATGTTTACTAGAATATAATCAAGCAGAAGAAAAGAGTTTTTTCAAAATTGACTTACTTAATGTTCACTTATACAAGGACATTAATGGTAGAGAGCATTTGAATAAACTGTTAAATGAAGAGCCAGACTGGGATTTACTACAACATAAAGAAATTGTAGATATGCTATTTCATTTAAATGGCCATTTCGATATTGTTAATACTCATAATCCAAAAAGTATTGAACAATTAGCAATGTTGCTGGCAATTATAAGACCAGCAAAGAGACAATTACTGGGCCGATCGTGGCCAGAAATAGAAAAAACAGTATGGCAAAAGCCAATGGACGATTCATATTATTTTAAAAAATCTCATGCAATAGGGTATGCACATGTTATTGTTTTACAACTAAATTTGTTGCGTGAAAATCCTCAGAAGTTTTTAGCACAGAGTTGAATCTGGCGTCTTTTAATTCTCTTTTCGTTTATTGAATTTAAACTAACGGTTGGCCCTCTAGATATTTTTGCATTTTTACTATTAAATGTCTTAAGAGCGTAATGAAATTTATGAAATCTGTTACCTAATACTAAGTTAATTGGAATGATGCGGTTCGATTCCCACCACCATTCATCTGCTAAAGTTAAAAATTCTTGTTTATCCATTTCATCTACTTTTTCATACACATAAACACTTGTAACTGTCTGTGTCTGATTTTGGATAATACCAACTATTTCTCCGTTGGTACCAAGTTCCAGTACACTCAAAAACGGAAATTTTTCTAAAAAATCTTCTTCTACATCCATTTAAAATCCTATAAATACTTGTTATAATAAGGTCGACAAATATGAAACTTCACAAGTATACCGTTAATCTAAGTGCATCAACTGGCAAAAAGCGAACGTCACGTTCTGCCAAAACTAGCCACACCCCAATAAGATTTTTTAAAGGGGCAGAGAATAATATTACTTTATCCATTGCCGATGACAAAAATAAAGATATTAGTATGTCCAGTTATGATATCCTTGGGACGTTAATTGACCCGTCCTCAACAGTAATATTTAGTAAGGCATGCAAGGCTGTTTCAGAGGATTTTACAAAATACGAATTTTCATTACAAGCAGACAAATTACTTGGTGTCGAGGCAGGCTTTTATAAATTAAGTTTCAGTTATGCAGACGACGCATCGCAATTACCTTTATATGTTGATAATGCTTTAAACAATACAGTTAGTGTAGAAGTTGTTAAAGATAATTATACTTGGTTCGAACCATCGACTGTAATAGAGGCGTTTAATGTTATAGACAACGTCAATGACATTAGTGAAACTCCAAGTTATAAAGGCGACCAACATTACGAAGATACCAACGGACTTCACACTTTCGCATTTTATGCCACAGGCTTTACTGGTAAAGTATGGGCTTATGGTACATTAGATGCAGACCCAAATGACAATGCACATTGGTTTCCATTAAAGTTAGATACTATAGAAGATTACAACACTATGACGGCAAAGACCGGTATCGAACCTTTCAATGTTACCTGCAACTTAGCATTTATCAAATTTAAAGTAGATACAGACTCAGGAACGATTGACAAAATACTCTATAGGCGCTAGAATAGTAGTATGACTATTGTCCAGGAAAAAGTACGTTCTTTTATTCCGTTCAAAGCAAAGAGTAGCCCAGGTGGTTGGATATCACATAATTGTCCTATGTGTATGTCATTAGGCCATAGACGTGCAGACACTAAGGGCCGAGGCGGTTGGCGGTTTAATCAAGACGGCGCAATAGGGTATAATTGCTTTAATTGCGGTTTTAAAACTATATATAAATCTGGTAAGTTAAATCCAAAATTAGTTAAACTGTTAAAAGCATTAGGTGCTCAGAAACAAGAAATAGACGAGATACAGTTAATTGCTATTAGGACATCTGATCTTGTAAAAACTGCATGGCAAGAAAAAACAACAACTGTTGATGAATGGAAAGAAGTTATATTACCAGGTAGTGCCAAAAAAATAGATGACTGTGAAGCAACTGAGAATTTTGTTGAAGCAGTAAAATATATTGCAGATAGAAAACTCTTAGATTTAGCAGATTGGCATTTTAGCGATCATAAAATATATGATATGCAACATAGGATTATATTGCCTTATAAGTACGGCAATAAAATAGTTGGCTATACTGCAAGGCATATTAAATCATTAAACAAAGGCAGAGTTTCAAGTAGGTACATAACTCAGCAACCACGAGACTATGTTTATAACTTAGATGCACAAAAAGACAGTCGTAAGTATGTTATTGTTACAGAAGGCCCGTTTGATGCATTAAGTGTTGATGGTGTTAGTGTTGGCTCCAATAGAATTAGCAGAGGTCAAGTTAACATTATAAACAGTTTTGGTAAAGCAGTAATAGTATTACCTGACTTTGATCATGCTGGTAAGGATTTTGCAAGGCAGGCTATTAAGCATAAATGGTCTGTGAGCTTCCCGCAATGGAAGAAGAAATACAAAGATCCAAATCAGGCAATGGTTAAGTTAAGTAGATTGGATATATTAAAAAGTGTTTTAGATGGTAGGGTAACAAATCCTACTAAAATTAAAGTATTACTATCACAATGGAAATAATTGATGGCTGAAGAAATTAAAGACTATACACCAGAACTACAAAAACTATTTGTAGAGACATTAATATCAGATTCAGAAACATATAGTAGGTGTCAAAATATATTAAGTCATACATATTTTGAACAACCATTTCTAGATTGTGTTCAATTTATAAAAAAATATACTGATCAATATGGCAAATTGCCTGATACAGAAAAGATTCATGCAACATGTGGTGTACAATTAAAAATTATAGACACACCTGAAGATCATGTAACATGGTTTTTGGATGAGTTTGAACAGTTTTGTAGGCACAAAGCACTTACAGATGCAATTCTAA